ATGCCACTTACCGACGTCAAGATCCGGCAAGCGAAGGCAGGCACCAAGCCTACCAAACTTACCGACACCAATGGACTGTATCTTGAGCTTCGCCCGTCTGGCTCCAAGCTCTGGCGGTACCGCTACAGGATAGCTGGGAAGGAGAACCTGTTCGCGATCGGCGAATACCCCGCCGTTAGCCTGCAGGACGCTCGCCGTGCAAGAGACGACGCTCGCGCGCTCGTCAGGAAGGGATTACACCCTTCTCATGCACGGCAGGAAGTGCTTTCCAAGACCATCAATGAAGGCAAAGCAACTTTTCGGGCAGTTAGCGATGAGTGGCTGGTGAAGAAAAAGAAGTCCTGGACGGAACGTCACTATGGCGAAATTTTTCGCATGCTTGAGACCGATGCGTATCCTTACATCGGCAACCGCCCCATGCGCTCGATCACTGCGCACGACGTGCTCTCGCTGGTGCGTCGAGTAGAGGAGCGAGGCTCCCCAACCGTCGCGATCAAGCTGCGGCAGTACGTGTCGAACGTGTTTCAGTATGCGGTTATCACCCTGCGGGCCGACTCAGATCCCGCGTCTGTTTTGCGTGGATCCGTTGTTAAACCGCCTATCGAGAACGCCCGACCGCTGAGTCGCGACGAACTGAAGGCATTGTTTCGGCAGTTCCCCACCTACAAGAGCAAGCGTACAGTGATTGCCATTCGGTTGCTGATGATGCTTTTCCCACGCACGATTGAGCTTTGCAGAGCACGGTGGGAAGAAATCGACCTGGTCGCCGCCGAGTGGAAGGTTCCGCCAGAGAAGATCAAATCTCGGCGGCTGCACATCGTTCCATTGCCGCAACAAGCGTTGATGCTACTGCGCGAGTTGCAGGAGATGTACGGCGACCGCGGTTACATCCTACCCATCCTTCACAGCAATCGAACTCTTCCTCATATGAGCCGAGCGACCATCAACAGGGCAATCGACTACATGGTCCCCGACAACCCTGAGCCGATCACCGGTCACGACTTCCGAGCCACCGCGTCTACATACCTCCACGAAGTGGGCTGGAAGGACGAGGTTGTTGAAATGCAGCTTTCACACAAGGACAAGGACAAGACACGCTCGACCTACAATCACGCGAAGTATCTGCCAGAGCGGCGCGAAATGATGCAATTTTGGGCAGACTGGCTTAGTGAAGTCGAAAGAGAAGCGCTTGCCGAGAATGCACCGCCTTGCAAGCTAGCCATCAACGCCTGATGATGCAGCAGTAGCGGACGATCGCCATGCCGCAGCGACTCGTCTGCTGACGGGTGCGTTCGAGAAAACCATCAGGCAACTCCCCTAACACATCAAAGAGACTTGACTATGCCGACAAACATCGAGAAATTCGATGAACTTGCTGCCAATGTTTTTGCGAATCTGTACGAAAACTTTCCCGTTCGCATCTCGCTTTTTACAAACACCTTCGGATACGATCTCTCACATAATACAAACGAAGTTGGTAGCGTAATCTATAATTCGCCAGCTGATTACGCGTTTTTCACCGACACGCTCAAATGGCTCCGAATGGCGGGATACATCGATTTTCCGATCTCTGCGTCCGGACCATGGGGTAGCGCCGTTCTCACCGCAAAGGGACTTGAAGTCCTGAAGGCAACTCCCTCATCGATCAGTCCGTCCCAACCGATGGGCGACTATTTAGTTCAAGGGATTCGTAGCGGAGCAAAATCAGCAGTATCAAAGGGAATTACGTACGTGCTCTCACAAGGCGCCTCGCTTGCATGGCATGCGATTACTACAGGGACTGGCTCGTAGGTAAACTTGGGGCAAAGCAACTTTTGTCGGTCATATGCCGCGTCTCAGCGTTGCACGACGTCGCTTAGATTGGGAGATTTTTGATGTCGACGGACGTATACGGTGAGTTCCGCAGGCCGAGCTTAATCCTCGTAACGTCAGCTGCAAGGAAATCCGGTTGCTGCTTCCATATCCCAGAACTCACATTCTGCATGAGCGAATCAGCGAACTCTACGTCCGTCTTCTGATAGAAAACGTAGCTGTCGTGCTTGAAATAGGAATGGTCCCGAGGGGTAAATACGCAAGTCAAATCGTCGAAGCGGGTACCTTTCACCGACGTGAAGTTCACGACGACCACACAAAGGCGCTTCCCTTTAAGCGGAACCACCAACGGATCGCTAACGATCACAAAAAGGTGCTCCTTGGGCCCCGACAATCTGCAGTATGCAAGCCCCTGATATGGCTGCGGCTGCGGGGCTGGCGTGCTCAAGCTGCGCTCTCTGCGGTCAGTTGATTGAGACTGTCAATCTCTTCCAACTGCATTAGCACCCCTTCAATTTCCGCCGCAGTGAACCCTAGCGCCCGGAAAAGCCGATTGTGGGGTATCTCTGGGTCAGGCGACGAACGATCCCACTCGCGGCACTCCGTTTGAACAACGTCGATCAGACGTGAGGCAGGAAGGCGGCCATAGCTGTCCCACACCGACTGCAAAATGCCAATGTCGGCCTCGCTCAGCGCCGTATGCCGCTCAAAGTACGCGTCACCCAGTAGATTCCGCGCCGGCCGCATTCCAACGCGATGATTGGACAAGTCCGATACCCAAGACTGCCAGTCAGAAACTTCGCCAGCCAGACGTTGGTGCGTATGCCACAGGGCTGGCCCATTTTCGAACGAGACCAAGCTATCGCCGGTTAAAGGCAAGCCGTGGCGTCTGAACGATTCCCGCTCCGCTAGATACATCAGGCGCTCAAGAACGGGCACATGAATGGCACCCGCTGCTTGTTTCAGCAGGTACCCCGCCGCATCGGCTGCCTTCTTTTCATCGTACAAGTGCGGGAACATGTAAGCCTCCAAGATCGGCGACCCTCTTTTTGACGAGACTATCTAGGCCAGAAACACATGTCTATAGGGATATCGGCGCAACCCTGGAAAACTTGTGAACGCTGCATGTCACGCACCACAAACAAATGCGTGAGGCGCTAAAATACGCAACTAGCATGCCAGGATGACTTTCCTACGTTTGATCGGGCTCAGATTGTCGCACTTAGTCGCAGGAGACGTACGAACCCCAAAATGTAACGGCCCTTCGCAACCCCTTGTCGTCACCAACTTGTAAGCGGCACCAGAGGTCAGGAAGACTTCTCTGCAACCATCTACGCACCAATGACCACCCAGACCAAGCCGACACGTTGAAGTACGGAGCGCCACTGCGCCGGTTGAAGATCAAGCTCGAGAAGGAGATCTCGCGAGCCGGCAGGATGAGCAGTCCCCGCGAGCCGATCGCGCCATTCTCCGACGAATGGCGCGCACGCGAGGCCGTGAGATGCAAGCTCCGCGACGCCCCTGACGAGCCGGACCCCGGCTCGGACAAGGCAACCAAGCTGCCCGACTTTCAGCACCTGACCTGGACAGATCTGCGCGACGCGTGGAGCGCAACCAACTACCGGGGAAAGGGGCCGCTGACGCTCGAGCAGCGCTTCGTGCTCGAGGTCGTCCATATGCGCCGCGCGCTGCGACGCATGGACAAACTGGTCGCCGCATCCGAGCTGGAGCTGAAGCAAAGCGGCGCTCCCGACTCGTTCGCACTAGATCAGCTCCGCCGCATGATCGACGTCACGCGCTTCGATTGACACAAATTGACGAACGGTGCGCCCGCCGACGATAGACCGCTCCGTCGAAAATGGTATCGTCATACGATAACCACACCTATGAGAGAGCCAATGGCGAAGCGAGCCATGATCTGCGTCGGCGACACGACGACGCACGGTGGACGCGTGCTGGAGGGCAGCGCGACCGCCACCATTGACGGGAAACCCATTGCCGGCGTCGGACACAAGGTACTTTGCCCGCAGTGCAAGGGCGTCTTTCCGATCCTGCCCGACGCCGGCCGGCCGTACCCGCATCAAATCGCGGGTCGCGACACCGCTGTCGAAGGCATGAAGACCGCATGCGGAGCGACGCTCATCGCCTCGCAATCGTCCGCATCGCTCGACGATGTCGGAGCCGGAGAAGCAACGACTGGCGGTGCGGTCGCAGCTGCAGCAGCGGCGCTTGCCCCTTCACCGACTCTCTGCCTCGAATGCCTGAAGGCGGCGGCCGAAAATGCCGCGACGATGATCGCGCGCGGGTAGTTCCATGAACGACACCACGATCGAAGCATTCTTCGCCAAGCGTCAACAGCAGTTGACCATGCAAGCGCACCTGTACGCCCTCGTCGACGGTCTCCTATACGCCGACGCAGCCGCCGCGTCACCGCTTCAGCGATCGCAGTCAGCGGTCGCGCTATTCGACGGCACGCCGGACGCATCACTGGCCAATGCGGGGCCGTGGCTGATCGACTACGAGCGGGCGGCCGGCACGATCCGCCAGACGCTATCCACGATGGCAAGGGGCTCCACCGGTGTGTCCTGGCTGATCAGTGCATATCCAATCGAATCCCTCGCCGACGAGCTGCGCAGCCGGCTCGACGTGCGGCTTCCGGATGGCCGCACCGCCCTCCTCCGGTTCTACGACGCCCGCATCATGGCCGACATGGCGTCGCTGATGGAATTCACGCAACGCATGCAGTTCTTCGTCGCGACATTCGACTGGCTCGTCGAAGTGAATGGGAAATTGAAGGGAGTGCACCCGCATGCTTGAGCTGACAAGCGAACAGATCGCCGGGCTCGCCGCGATCGACGAACGCGGATACGTCGACGGCGTCAGGCGGGATCTCGTCAACGAGAATCCGAAACTGGCCGACGACAACACGCTACCGACGCGGTTGTGGAATGCCTATCTGGCCGCCCGACAACTCGGCATCCAGTCCGACGAAAACGTCGTGGCGTTTCTTCGGCTCGAGGCGTACAGCCCCGGCTTCTACGACACGCCGGCGACACGCACGTGGTTGACCAGGCCGGGCCGATCGGCCGACGAGCGCTTTCACGATTACCTTCGCGTCATGAAATGGCGCATCGAACATCCGCAATACAACGGGGGATCTCGAGATGGCGGGATTGGCGGTACCGATAATCGAAGCGGCAGTGTTGGAGCTTCGTCTGGTCTTGGCGCGCGTTGGCGTAGGCTTATTGGGCGGAGCGGCGGCGGCGGGAACGGCGACGCTGCCGGGTGATACGTCGAAAGATGAAAGCAAGGCGAAGCCCGGTGTCCGCGCGATTCCTCGCACTGGGGAAAGCTGCAAGAAATGCCCGCCGGAAGCCGGGATGCGAGTGCGCCGGAACCACGGCGTAAACTGGAACGCGTACCGCTATCAGGCGCGTATCACCGGCTTCGCGTTCGACACTGAAGAATGCCGCTGGAGCGAGGAATGGGAATGGCTTGGCACGCACTTCGATGGATTCCAGCCCGGAGAATGCATGCTGCAGGAGGCCAAGGGGAATTACGATCAGTTCCTCGACGGGTCGATTCCGAAGGCTGACAAGTGGTTCGAAGGCTTTCGCACGATGGAGGAGCAGATCATCGAACAAGGCGGACTTGCACGGGCAAACCCTCCTGCGCGCCTGACGTGGTACTTCCAGACGCCGTTGACCTATCGGAAAATGGCCCCGCTGCTCTCGCGCGTAGGTGCTCTGTCCGTCTATCAACCGTGATCGAATATGGAAATTAATGCAATGTTCCGGGACGCTTCGATGGCGTCCAGCGACTATCGGGAAATGCTGGCCCGAGAGTCACGTCTCGTCGAAGCTCTAGCCGCGAAAGAAGCCTTGATGGCGCACGCGAATTGGCGCTTGACTGGCGACTCCCTCGAGGAAGCAAGCCTGTATCCGGCATTTGATGAAACTGGCGCACCGTCAGCTCCAGCGCTTGCTGTTCTCAACGAGCGCGGCGGCCGCAAGAAACGCAGCGTATCTCACGCCGCTATCTGGAACGTCGAAGCTGGCGCGGACGATGGGGCCGCGATCTCTTGTTTCGTTTCGGACGCGAAGGTGCTGCCCGATCGCGTCTCACTCGACATAGACTCTCCGCGCTGTTGCGCGTCCAGCAGCGACATGGCAGACATTGTCCGCTCCGTTGTCGATGCATTTCACCCGCTTCTCGTAGAGGCATCTCCGAAAGGTTACTTTGAGAAGCAGGTGTTCGATGACAAGCCCGGCGTCGGCTGGATGTTGTACCTCCCCAAGGTGATCACGCAACATCAATTGCCGGAAGCACGCGCACTGATCCCCGTTCCGGATGCTGATCATAAGCAGATCGGTACGATCATCGTCAGCGTGACGGACGCACCATTCTCGATCGAAAATCCTGAGCATGTCGAAGCAGCGAACCGGATCGAGATCAGGCTCGTCGACCAGGATCTTCTGCCGCGATATGCGGACATATGAGAAGTGATCCGCAGCAAACATGCGATACACGAGCCAGATCCCGGATCAGACAACGCAACAAGCTACCGCTTGAACTGGACGGAATCGCGCGATACGTAGAGGGATTCCGGCTATACCGGGAAGGGGCGGATGACGCTCGAGCGGCGCTTCCTGCTCGAGGTTGTTCAGGTGCGCCGCGCACTACGCCAGATAGACAAACTTGCGCGCGCGGCCGAGAAGGAGTTGAAGGAATGCGGCGTACCCGACTCGTTCGCGCTCGACCAGCTTCGGCGCACGATCGATGTCGCGGGATTCGACTGATCCAGTTAGCCTACGGCAATCTCGCCAGCCAATTTCCAATATCACCCGCGATCATCGTTGGCGGAACATAGTCGACCAAATGCCGGCAGCAAAAATCTGCCGCCGGCATTCTTATACATTTTCACATCGATAGACCAAATATTTCACGATCTCACAATAGGTCTAAGACAAAAGAGGCCATTACTCAAAGCACGGAATACGAATCTGAGAATTCGGATTGTTCTGCGTGCGCATTCTATTCAGCCAATCCTCAGTATCCTCTTTCTCCCTATCACGAAATAGCTCGCGAACATTTTCCCACGATGCACTTGAAAGAGAATATTGAGCCTGCCGAAGTAGATAATGCGATTCAAACTTGATTGTTCCCTTTCCGCTACGCGCCTCGATCGTAAATTCACTTGCGTACAACGTAAAAAGAACCCTGCCGTTACCATCCTCAAGAATATTCTGCGTAAAGTTCGATTGCACTTGCTGCGCAGACGCGTATGACAATGCCGCTGATACAAGAGATTTCAGTGCATCTCTTATTTTCACAACGTCACCTGCCGCGAGGCCCACAAACCCATCGAGGAAAGAATTGATGAGCTCGTCAGCATTTTGACTCCTTTGATGAACCTCCCTTCTAAATGAGCTATTCAATGCAAAAAATGGAATCCTGGCGATTTCGTCAGTGAATGCAATGAAATGAGCTTCGTCACCGCTCCCGGTAGGATTCAGCGGATTGAATCCAGATCTCGTTCTTGCAATATTTACGGCAGTCTGCAACCCTTCGTAGATACTTACCGGAAACGTCCCTGGCGACTCCTGTTCCTTTGCATTTCGTGCATAATCAATAGTTGGACTAGCAAAGGTTGGGTTTTGCGCGGTACCGGCTCTAAGGTCGCCGAAGACATTCAACCCCTTCGTCAAATTTTCGTAAGGAAGCGACGTAGCCTTCAGCCACTCAGAAGTCTCTTCAATTTGTGTCATGACCATCTCCGGATGTTATTGACGTTCCCGCATATAAGTCACTCTGACACCAACATTCACCAAGCAATTTTCAGCTCACACAGCTCTCTCCTCTCCAACAACGATCAGAATAGGAGCCAAAGTACGAATTCCAAAATTTTTTACCGCTCCCACCACAATAATTCATATCGTTTATTTTTTAAAACAGAATTGCCAATTAGAAAAACAAACTTCGCCGACAGTTCACGGAATAGTTAGCCCTACCATTGCAAAAATCAATTTTAAACATGGCGTCGAATCCGGCCCGCCTACCGGTAGGTAGCAGCGCCTTGGCCGATTCACTGGCTAGACAGTGGAAAGGCGACCGGCGAGCGTGTTCGCGCACGCCCTCCGGTCGCCCGTTTCTCTCGAGGCCGTCCGGCCTCGCATGCCGCGCTATCGCGGCAGATCGAATTGCGCGTCGCCCGTCAGCGCGTCGTAACTGCGTTCGCACTGCTGGCCGGCGATGCCTCGCTCGTCAGCGATCTTTGCCAGCTCTCCCGCTCGCGTATCAGCCCGGCCGAACACGTCGGCAAGCAGATCGAGGGCGTCGCCGGCTGACGAGCCTCCGGTCGAAGCGGCGGAACGTCGAACATCCGCGACGAGCGCGACGACCTGTCTGCGCAGGCCGTCAGCAGCGGAAGCAGCAGCATCGGCATCAACACGCGCCTGATCACGTTCTTTCGCAGCATCGGTTGCGATCTCCTGTTGTGCCGCCGATCGGCGGCGAAATTCATCACGCTCGGCCCTCAGGTCGTCGATCTGCTGCACCTGATCTGCGACCGTTGCGGACCGGTCGGCGTCCCGATACCCCTTGAAATAGCCGCCGGCCGAACCGGCGACGACGCCAGCGATCACGACCAGCCAGATACGCGGATCGAACCAGTTCATGTGACGACCTCCCCGCCGGCCGCCCGGTACGCGGCCAACAGATGCTCGATCCGGTTTTCATGCTGGCCATACCCGGCGCTTGGCAGACTGGCCCACACGTTCGACACCTTCGCGACGGCTTCGCGAAACCGCCCTGCGTCGATCAGCGGCAGCGCACCGTGCTCGCGCAGCTGCTGCAGCGCGTATCGATCCTGCGAGACCGGGCCGAAGTCCGGCAGCTTCATCTGCGCCTGATAGATCCGCCACCAGCGAATGAGGATCTGGTAGCGACCGGCCGCCGTCGACGGCACCGGAATCTGACGGTTGAGCACATTCGGATGCTCCGCATAACTCGCAAACAGCAGCGGCCGGCTCGCCGTCGATCCCACCAGCACGTTGTAGCCGTCGTCCGACTTCGCGAGCAGCGCGGAGCCGATTTCACTCACCGCGATCATGTCGAGGAACGCGACACGGTTCTTGCCGCCAGCGGCGGCGATGTCGATTCGTGCCATCGTCACTTCTCCCCGAACAGGCGCTTCGCGTTACGACGCAGCAGCACCTCGAGATACTGCGATCCGATGATGCCGAGCGCGCTCCCGAGGCCGAGCAGCGCGATCGGTGGCAGATCCGGGATCTGCAGCAGCGCAATACCGGCGACCATCGACGTCGCCGAACCCAACATTGCCCGACCGGCGACGAGCCGAAACGTCAATTGCTCGCCCCCAACCATCACCTTCGCGATACCAATCAGTCCGCCCATGATGATCAGCTCCAGAATCGTCTTCTCGTGGTCTTGCATCCCACCCCCGTTGAAAAAAGAAAAGCCGCCCGAGTTGCCTCGAGGCGGCTGCTAAAAGCGACCGACACGCGTGTTACTTCTGCGGTGTCGGCACGACCAGGTCGATCTTCTTTTTCGGCTTCTTGCCGTGACCGGCCTTCGCTTTCCCCTTGTTGCCGGCGTTCAGATCGACTGACGTCTCCCAACTTCGGCCGGCATACGTGTGCTTCACCGACTCGACCAGAAACTCGCCGTCGGCCTCCTTCTTGAAGCCCTTCAGCTTCACCGTCTTCTCGGCCGCGATATCCGTCCGGCCGCGCATGCGCAGCACGCTCTTCGCCGTATGCCGGTTCAGCTTCTCGAGGCGGGACTTCGCAGCCGCCTTCGCCGCCTCCGGGCTGGCGTACGAATGGCGCTCGGTATGCACCGCAGCGGCACCCGGCGGCGCATCCGGATTCGGGATCGTGAGATCGATCTTCTTGCCGGTCTTCGCGTTGTGCACCTTCGCCCGCACCGCGACGAAGCTCGCCCGATCCGGAAACGTGATCTCGTAATCGGCGAGATCTGCCGGCGTCAGCTCGATCGACGGCAGCGTCTTGCCGCTCGCGCTCTTACCGCCACCGATTGGCCCGACAATCAGCTTGCCCGCCTTCACCGTCGCCGTCGCACCGTACTGCCGCGCGATGCGCGTGATGAAGTGCAGGTCGCTCTCGCCGAACTGATCGGCACGCGGCACGACGGCGTCGATCGAACACGCGGCCGCCCACTTGTTGCGACGCGCGACGTCGCCGACGATGTCCGCCAGCTTGACGTTCGTCCAGCCGCCGTAACGATGCGTTTTCGAAGTCGCGCGCATGTTCGCCGGCTTGCCGCGGATGACGATCGTCGCCGGCGGTCCACGCAGCACGATCTCGTCGATCGCATACTCGCCAAGCATCGACAGCCCCCGCCCCTCCCAACCGAGCGAGATCTTCAGCGTCGCGCCTTTCGGCGGAAAACGCACCTTGCCGTCGCGGTCGTCCAGCTCGATCTCGCAATCGTCCGCCTCGAGGCCGGGTTTGTCGGTGGTCTGGATCCGCAGCACGCGGTCCTGAATGATGCGTGTGATGTCGTCGCCGTTCGCGACGATCTGGAAAATAGCTCGCATCGCCCCTCCCTTACGACCACAACTGGATCGGTTCGTCGCGCGGCACCTCGAGGTCCGGCATCACGATCAGCACACCGGATCTGAACGGCTGCGCTTCTCGCGCCAGGCCCGGATTCGCCTCGTAGACTGCCTCGACGGTGCCCGACAACGTCCCGTAATGCTTGTGACAGAGCGTGTCGAGCACGTCCCCGTCAGAGGTTCTGAGCGTCTTCGCCATAGCGGACAAACTCCAGGCTGTAGGTTTGTTTGCGAGGCGCGCCATCCGACATGATCGCCTCCTGTTCCTCGTCGACGCCCTGCAGATACCAGCGCCCGAGCACGTCGCCCGTGCCGGCCGTGAGCTGGACGGGCTTCATCTTCGCGCCGATCGCGCGCAGCGTTTCGACCTGGCGGAAACCCGCACCGAGCGCCGGAAACACGACACCGGACAGCGTGATCGTTTCGCCCCCTTGGCTCACCGCCTGCGCGGCCTCCTCGCGGTTCAAGCGCTCTTGCGACGCGACCTTGTAACGGGTCGAGCGCCGCAGCTTGTCGAACGCCGCCGTCGACACGCCGAAATGGAACGAGACGCCGTCCTCCACCGACAGCGTCAGCAGATGAGGGGTAGAAGACGTTGCGCTATCGAACAGGCCGGACAGAACCGAGCCGAGGCCGGCCGTCTGCGCGAACGTCTTCAGCGCCCCCATCGTCTTCTCCCCGACCAACGCTGTGAACTGCGTCTTCGCGCCGGTCAACGCCCCCATGACGCTCTGCGCGGCCGACCGGATCAGCGGGTGATTCGTCGCACCGACCATCTTCAGCACGCTGTTGACGGCCGCACCCGTCGCCGAAAAACTGCGCAGCACGGTACCGATTTTCGGACTCAGGTCGCCGGCCACCGACAGCAGGCTGGTTGCGCCTGACAGCAGCTCGGCCGCCGACGTGAGGTTCCCGGTCGCCAGCTTCGTCAATACGTCGACGGTGTTCTGACTCGCCGCGCGGTTCCGGTCAAACACGCGGGCCACCTGTCGCACGCGCTCGGACGCGATGCTCGCCTGCGTTGCCGCCTGCGTGACGCTCGAAACAAAATCCATGCGATCTCCCCTTACAAATGCGGCGCATCGAACATCGCCGACCGATTGTTCTTCTCGAGCGATTGCGTCATGGCTCGCTGGAGCTGCGGATTGAGCTGCGCGAGCAGCTTGTCCGCGATCTGAGCGTCGGCCACGCCTTCAACCTTGATGTTGAATACCGGCGCGAACTGATTCTGCTGGTCCACCTTGAACGGCCGTGCCTGCGGCGAATCCGGACTAGCCGCCGCCGCCTTCGCTGCCGCCTTGGCAGCATCGCTCTCCTCGTCCTTCTTCCCCATCGTCAACCGCGCGAGGGTGGCAAATAGCTTTTGCCCGGCAAACGTGCCGATTGCGCCGCCTACGACGCCCCCGACCGCTGCGCCGATCGGCCCGCCAACGACTGCCCCGAGTGCGCCCCCGGCCTTCGCACCGGCAAAGCCGCCGGCCAGACTGCCACCGATGCCCGCGTACCCCTCGACCTTTTGTGCGGTCGTGTCATCGCCCTGCGCAACCGCATACGCGTTCTTCGCGGCAAGTCCGATCTTCAGCAGGGTGGCGGCAACGGCGATCTTCCCGGCGTACGGAGCAATGCGCCCGGCGACACGGCGTAACGCCGCGAATGCGCGCCCCCATCGGCCACGAGGAGACGGAGGCGGTGGACCTGGCGGCCCGCCCCCAGGACCACCCCCGGGACCGCCACCGCCAAAATCTCCCGGACCGCCACCGGCCCCTCCGCCACCCGGGAAGTTGACGACGAATACGCGCTGGACGCCTCCGGCCGCCCCGCCCAACGGATCGAACCCCGGACCGCCGCCTCCGCCGCCCGCTCCGCCACCGCCGGGCCGCACCCTAGCGCCCCTCGAGAGCCAGCGACCACGCGCCATGTCGAACAGCCCGCGACCGATGTTCCACGTTGCACGCGCTCCGCGATACGCAACTGCGGCGCCGATGACGCCCGCGACCGCCGCAGCAGCTTTCGGCGACGAATCCGATGCGTCGTGCACCGCCTTGCCCGCCTTCATTGCCCCCTTGCCGACCAGGTCCGTGATCGGCCGCAACGAGTCGCCAATGCTGCGCATCGCGTCGTCCCACTGCTGCAGCACCTCGCTCCAGATCTGCTTCGACGTCGCGCGACGATCCGCGAGATCCTTCTCGATCTCTCCGCTGGCCTGCGCCCCGTTGCGCTTCATCTTTTGATACAGGTCGGCGTTCTGCATGTAGGCGGTCAGCGCCGCCTTGACCTGCATGTCGGTGAACAGGTCGCCGGTCTTCATCGTCTCTTCGAAAGCACGCATCTGAGCCTGCCGCTTCGCCGGATCCAGTTCCGCATTGATCTGCTTCGCGGCAACCGCAAGTTGCTTTGCCTTCGCCGGATCGACACGCTCGATGTACGCGCGCGCGAGGACGAACGATGCTTCCATCGTCGACCAACCCTTGTTGATCGCCTCCTTCATCTTCGCCTGATAGTCGACGCCGACTTTCTTGTAGTTGTTCTCTGTCTCCCCCGAGCCGATCTTCGAAAGCCAGTTCTTCAGGTTGTTCGCCGCCTCGTCAGCGTTGCCGGCCGTCTTCATCTGGACCTGCAGCATCGCGCCGAGCTGCGTCACGGAATCCTGCCCCGTGATCCCGAGCTTCTTCATTTCAGCCAACAGCACCGGAAACCACCGGGCCATGTCGACGGATTCGAACGAGCCTTCCTTGCCGAGGTACGCAATCGCCTCGAGCGCCTTCATCATCTCCTTGGGGTCGGTGATGTTGGCGTTTTGCTGTAGCGCCTGAATCATCTGCGCCGTCTCGACGCTCGTCGCACCCTGACCGATCGAGAACTTCGCGACTGCCGGCCCGAAGTTGAGCGCGCGGTCGACGTCCATCCCGCCCGCGACCATCTGATTTACCGCATCCGCCAACTCGTTGCGTTTCATCCCGTTCGCCAGCGCGTCGCGTCGGATCCGATCCGACATCGCGTCTTCCTGCGCCGTACGCGCGATGCCCGCCTTGATCGCAATATCGCGGATGATCGCCTGATATTGCGCGGACACGACGGTCGGAATTGCGACAGCCGCCCCAAGCTTCGCCGAGTCGGCGGCGGCATTGCGCATGCCCTCCATACCCGCATTAAGCCGTTCATGACCGCGCGCACGAAGCTCCAGCCCACGAATCGTGCGGCCGAGTCGCGCGTATGCGCGATCGAGCCGATCCACCTCGAACCCGGCCGCACGCAACGCGTTGAGGTTCGTTTCCAGCCTGCGCCGGATCCCTTCGGCTGCGCTGTCACCGGCCATGTGCAGCCGGCGAAACTCGGCCTGCAGCCTGATGGTCTCGCCGATCTGCCGTTGCCACATGCCGCGCTCGCCCGCAGCCCTGCGCAATCCTGCGATCCTCGAGCTTGTGTCAGCGACCGCCCTGCCGAGCGTCGCCGACACGGCACCGCCGATGACGATGCCAAGTCCAATATCCCGTGCCATGTCGGCCTCCGCTCAATCCCTGCTCAGTCAGTCAACCACCACACCACATCGTCGAGCGCCATGTCGTCAACCGACTGCGGCGTCGCGTTGAACTCCCGCATCATCCGTTTTGCCAGCGCCTTCACGGTCGCGATTGGAAGCCGGACGAGCGGATCGAAAGGAGCTATACGCACGCTGCATGGCCTCGTAATCGGCCATGTCCATCGCTTCCATGTCGTCGGGAGCCACATCCGCGAGCAGCGCGAACAGGATGATTTCTTGTTGCTCTTCATCGTCGCCCGCTTGCTTGCTGGCGGTACGCACATCGCGCACCTTCGGTCGGCGCATCACCAGCTCGTCGCGAATGACGCCGTCGAATTTGACCGGATACAGCAGCTTGATCTTGGTCGTTTCCATCGTGTACCTCAAATGAAACGGGGCGACCGCCTGGCCGCCCCGTCAATGGTTGAAAAGTAACTTTGCCTGCCGCACGGGCCTGCGTTACATGCCGAGCGCTTTGCGCACTTCCGCGAGTTGGTCGACGCCGTCGATCACGCGGATCATGTTGAACGCGTCGATTTCGTGGATCACTGCGCCATCGATCTCAGCCTTGTAATAGCTCAGTTCCGCCGTGTATTTGATTTCCGATTTCTCCCCGGGCTTCCAACTTCCGGGATCATATTCGGACAGCATGCCGCGCATGATGAGCGCCACCGCCTTGGTCTTGCCCTTGGTGTCGCGAAACGCACCGCGAAAAGTCGCATTGAACGCCGAACCGTCCGACACGCCGAAGTACTTCAGCACGTCGCGCTCGATCGTGGACATCGTGAACGATGCCTGCAGCGCCTCCATGCCTTGATCGATCTTGACAGCCACGTCCATGCCGCCCGCGCGATAGTCCTCCGTCTTGAGCTTGAGCTTCGGCGGCGATACTTCGGGCGTACGCTGCAAAAAACCCCGACCATCGACGTACATACTCAGGTTGTACAGTGTTTCCGGGACCACGTTTCACCTCCTACGATTGCGTGTCGAGAACTTCCGTCAGCCACTGGTTCGTGACCTCGAATCGGAAGATCGGGTTTTCGGCCGGCGGAACATCGGTGAACCGGATATTCCAGTACACCTTGCCCTGTTCGAGCTGCGACGCCGAGTTGAGCTTCGGATCCGGGTAGACCTCGAAATTGATGATCGCCCCCTGCGCGCGCAGATCGCGCATGAATGCCTGCAGCCCCTCGGTCACGTCCTTGACGTACGTCGCCGTGATGCCGCGATCGACCGCCCATTTGTGACCGGCCTGCACGGCATCCATGACGATGTCGAGCGTGCGAACGCGCGTCACGAACGACCACTTCGGATCGGCCGACAGCGTGCGGTTGCCCCACAGCCGATAACCACCGTCGCGAATGATTGTCGTGATGAACGAGTTGTTCAGCAGGTTTGCGCGGCACGTCTCGTCGCCGTCGAGGAACTCGATCGGGCGCTTCGTGCCGCTGATCCCGACGATCTCCTTGTTCGACGGCGACGCCCAGAAACCGATCGCCGCGTCGGTCTGACAGAACAGGCCGGCCGCAGAGGCCGATGCCGGTGCGTCGACGTCGGCGTTCGCCGCCGTGTCCCAATACCGCACTCCGGGATCGACCATGTACAGGCGCTTGCTGCCGAAGTTCTTCGCGTACGCGATTGCGGCTTCGTCGGTTGTGTTCGGGCCGTCGATGATCGCGATTGCACGCAGCTTCGCCGCGAGCGAATCAGCCGCCGTGGCGACCGGTTGCTTGGCCGTGTGACCCGGTGCGATCAGCAGACGCGGTTTGAGGTCAAACAGCGACTTGCCGTCGAGCAGCGCCTGCAGGCCGGTACGCGCACCGCCGGCCGTGACACCACCGATCACTGCTGACGTCAGCTTGGCATCGTCCGGATCGGTTGCGACACCGACGGCAACCATCACCGTCTTGCTCTGCTTGTAGATGCCTTGGATCGAGCGCGTGATCGCGCTCGTCTCGCCGAACGCGGCGACCGCGTCGTATTCGCTGGTGATGCGCACCGGCACATTCGGCGCAACGAGCCCCGCGCCGGGCGTGTACGTGTCGACGACACCGACGACGGACGTCGACGGCACCGCGATCGTGCGCGGGCCGGTATCGACCAGCACGGTCGTCACGCCGTGATAGAAGGATGTAGCAGGCATTCAGATCTCCGAGAAAGCCACAAAGTAAAAGGGCCGCTCGAATTGAGCGGCCCTGCATTGCGTGTGATCGAGGGACGTCAGGCGGACGCGATGTCTTGTTCGCTGACGAACGGCGGCGGCGACGGAAGCGTGACGTCGGGCCAGTTCGGCATTGCGCTGCATTCCCGCAGCGACTGTCGATAGCTGAGCAGCATGACGAACTGGTCGGCCGTCAACGTGGTCCCGTTGCCAAGTAACTTTTCGTCCTGGTGTCGAGCGACAAGCCAGTCGGTCGCGCCGAGCGCCATGTCGCGCTGCGCGCGCTTGGCACTGGCGATTTCTGCGCGCGTCGGCGGCAGTCGATCAAGTGCGACGGGTCTCCCGGCACTGTCGACCACAAGACGTTTACCAACCGACTGCGCGTTGATGAGATCAAGCCATTGATCCTCGCCAAGATCGACGACAGGCGTGCCTGACGGTGCCGGGCTGTCCACGGTGTCATAAAAGGCTACGATGCTTCCATTGGCATCGTATGCCGCTTGCTTTTGCCCCATGGCAGCTACCTCCTAATAGCCAAATGCGATCCACTGAATCGACGTTCCGCCGTCAGCGTTTGTGATTCGAAACGTCATCGTCGTTTTTGGGGCCGCCGATGTTGTTCTACGCGCTACGTCCATCGATCCGGCAGTGTCGTTATACGTCGACTGCCAGACACCGAGGCACGCGCTCGGGAATGCAATGGGATACGTTATTGTGGCGGACACTTGATTAACCGCGTAGATGAGTCCCCATTGGATAATCAGCCCGCTCGGCAGCTTCTGATAGCCGTTCAAATTCAGCGAAGCACCGAAGGGCTGCCCGACGCGCTGCGTGTATGTTCCGAAGCACTGCCAGTAAGCCCCGCTCCAGACAAGAACAACAAACTCACCCGCATTAAGCGTAATCGACGACGCGAGGCCCACTGTTGTGTCGATAATTGCATTCCCGCCGTACGTGCTGATCGTCAGCGCGTATTGCGCTCCAGACTTTTGGAACGGAATGGCAGCGCCCGGCTTCAGTCCCGATTCATCAGGCAGTTTCGCTGTCTGATTGTTGCTCGACGCATTGAAATAATGGAACCCGCCGACATCGGCTGCCGTCATCACAGTAGCCGCGGCGGAAATGCCCGCCCCTGTACCACTGCTAAGGCTGAAGCTGCCAAGTTCACGCCGTAGCGCCTCCATCGTCGCAATGCGCGTCGTCGCGTCGAACTGCGGCGGCGTTGTCGCCTTCGGCGTACCCGTGAAAACGGGCGAATCGATCGCAGCCCTCTTTGCGATCTCGTTCATGACGGTGGTCGCGAAGTTCGGATCATTCCCCATCGCATTCGCCAATTCCTTCAGCGTATTGAGCGCTTCGGGCGACTGGTCGACGAGGTCGGCCAACTTCTGAGCGAGATCCGCTTTCGTTGCGTATTGCGGATGCGGGTCGAGCGCTTTCGTATGCACGTCCAAGTTACTTTGACCCGCTTCGACCTGCTTCTTCAGGTACTGCGTCCGGTTTGCCAACTGCTTCGCCTGCAGGTTATCAACGCCTTCCGGACCGCCCTGCACTGGATCCGAAGTCTCAAGCTGATAAACCCCGTCTTCCCATTTGTCGAATTCAACGAGATTCGTCATGTTCCAATGCTCCCTCTTGTGTACTGCCCGTTACGTTGCGCGACGCCGTTATGGCGGATCGGTACGGCCGTGTAGTCCAGCGCGGCAAGTTTGCTGCGCGCAGGCGCGTAGCGCTCGATTGCCTGCCACAGCTTGTCCGCCTGATCGCGCGTGATCGGCGCACCGAGTTTCACGATGTACTCGGCCCATGCGCTCGCCTTGCCGTGCAGTTGATCCCCGTTTCGAACGATCGATCCGTCGCGGATACGACCGCTACGCCCCTCGATGATCGTGACCTCTCCGAAGCCGAGCCGACGAATCACCTCGCGCACCGCCCACGGCGTTCCCTTTTTCCGGTGCAACGCCATCGATCCCTTGATCAGCGCCCGTCGTGCATCTTCCGACTCGGCCAGCTCCCATCCATCGACAGCGAGCGCCCACGCTAGCCATGGCAACCATGTGGCCGGACAGCGATCCGCATCCCACAACGTGCGCAGGATCTCGACATCGACGCTCGGCCGCAGCACCTTTGCCAGCGCCGCCTCGAGCGGCGTCTGATTAGCCGGCAGTAATGGTTCACGCATCGTCGACCTTCATATCGAGCTGGATGGCCGTGCAGTGCGCAAACTCGCGGGGACCACACACGACGTTGGAAAGGGGCGCAGCTAGATCGAGTCCGGTCACGCCGCTATCCGGCGCGTGCAGCGCGCCCTCGATGGCGGAGCGCGGCATGCCGGCGCGCAGGCGCCGCGACCTCGCGACAACCCGATCCAGCACCTTGCGTCGCGCAGTCAGCACGATGTCCGGATCCGGCCCGCTACCGACGTGGATCGTCGCAGCGATCGAATACTCGATCTTGATGGCCGGCTCGACCAGCACCGTATCGTTGAGCGGGCGCACCGTCTCGGGCGTTACCGCCGCTCGAACAAGACCCAACAGCGCCAGGTCCGGCACACCATCGCCCTTCGCAGACATCACCGTCAGTCGCACCGTCCCCGGCTCGGGCCGGTCGACCGCAACGTCGAGCACATCGGCTGACGCCCCCAACGCCAAGGCTCGATACGAAGCCGATGGACCTGCGACGGTCGCTCGCTCCATCGACATCTGCGCGCGAAGCTTCAGCCGTTCGTCGGACTCCAGCTGCGGAGCAATGGGCGGATCTGCATCCGGGTCGCCCGGATCGGCGACGGCCCGCTGAGTGTCGAGCAGCGCCGCCAGATGCTCCAGGTCTGCGCCCGTCGAGAACGCGAGCATCATCGCTCGCGCGGCGTCATTCACACGCGCTGCGGTCCGGATCTCGTCGTACGCCGCCAGCTCGATCAGCTTTACGACCGGATCCGACTCCAGGGCAGCGGTCCAATCCGGATAGATCGATTTGAAAAATTCGAGCTTCATCTGGTACGCCGCCTCGAAGTCGAGGACGTCGACCAGATCGGGCGGGTCCAGTGAAGCGAGATCGATGATCGTCATGTTGGCACCTCGATTTCGACGGCCGCGCCGTCGTACTCGCCGCGTATCGCGAAGGTCACTTTCCCCTCGACGACCGACAGCACCTTGACCTGCGCGAGCTTGATGCGCGGCTCCCACCGTCCGATCGCCCGTGCGGCTTCCGCCTGTGCGGCGGATACCCACCCGCGCGTAATCGGCAGGTCGACCATAAGCGGGATGTCCGATCCGTAGTCGGGGCGCTCGCGGCGGCTACCCTTGCGTGTGCCGAGGATGTCGCCAAGGCTCTGCTTCAGATGCACGATGCCGCTGATCGGGGCTCCGGTCCGACGGTCCATGCCGACGAGCGCTCCCGACTTGCTCATCCGCGTTCCTCGAGGCGCTTGAAGTCCGGATGCGCGTCGAGATACTCGATCTGCGCAGCCGTTGTCGCGACCACTTCGCCCGCGAGAACATGAAGCACGTCACCGCTCGGAAACACGATCACACGGCTACGGAACTGCGTGTCGAGGAACGTCGCGCTGGATGAGGCCGGCGGAACTGCGGCCTGCGTGGTGTCTTTTCCCATAATGGCTCCCTCAAAAGCGAAGCCCCGCCGAAGCGGGGCCAAGTAACTTTGCGAACGGATGCGCTACAGCGGCGGCGATACCGGAGCGCCGTCGCCCTGCTCTCTATGCGAATGCTTCAGGAACGACTTGCCGCCGATCTCGACGTCACCCGTATAGCGCGCACCGCCGTTCACCTGGACGGCCGGGCCGCCAGCAGCGCCGCCCTTGCCCTGCATCCCGCCGTTGAACGTCAGCAGCTTCTCCGTCGTCGTGTTTCCGGTGAACGTCGAATCCGGGATGTCGCCGAGCAGTTGCTCCGTGCGCAGCGTGACGCCGTCCGCACGCAGCTCCAGCTCGGTGCCACCGATGCGAAACACGATTCGACCGCCGGCAGGCACGTCCACCCGGTACTCGTGGCTTTCGTGGTCGTACACTGCGGACGCACCATCCGGGTAGTCCCACGCGGTCTCAGTCGGGCTGCTGCGCGCCGAGCCGCCGTGCTGGTCCGAGTAATAGCCGGGAATCGCGTACGCGCCCGGCAGGTCGCCTGACGGCGCGAACATCGTCGCCTGCTCGCCGGCAGACGGCGGACGCCAGAAGCGCACCGCGCCGGCCGCGGACGTCTTCCACGGCATCCAGTCGCTGATCCAGTCGCCGATGCGAACACGGCACATCGGCGGCTTGTAGCTGACTGCCTCGATGGTTCCGTGCTGCACCATGCACGCCATGCGGCGATCGATCTCGCCCAGCTCGTAGTCGCTCATGCGCCAACCTCCTGTCCGTTGGCCGGATCCCAATACTGCCCTTCGCTACCGAGGCCGATGTCCGGATCGACACCCCACAGGATCGCTGGCCCGTCCGGGATCTTGTCCAGCTCCATGCCGAGCCCGAATTCGTGCGTCCATTCGACCAGCCACACGCAGTAGGTATCGAGCTGCGGCCGAAACGGATCTTCCGCGACCTGCACAACCTTGCCGGGCGTGATCGGTAGATCCCACGTCTGCATGTGGACCGCCATCGCGACGCGGGCCGCCACCTCGCGCACGGCCAGCTCCGCGCCCTCGTCGATTGGATCGAACACGACACGCGCCTGCATGCGCGCGATCAGCGGCACGTCCCCGGTTCCGTCGTCGTGGCCGGGTTCGAACTCGCTTAGCTCGACCGCGATCAACGGTGTTTCGATCTTCTGACCGAGACGCGGGTATGCCTCGATCCGCTTCATCGCCGGCAGCTTGGTGCGCAGCCCCTGCTCGATCGCGTCGTGTAGCTGCTTCAGGTTTTCAAGCACGTCGTATCGCCTTCAGTAGTTCGTAGTTCACCTCCTGGCGGAGGATCACCAACAACCTGTCTTCGCACGCTCTCGCCGCGCGTCGGAATGCCGGATCGCCAGTCTGTTGCCACGCGACCGTCACCATGCGGTAGGGCATCCGTTCCTTGCCGGTCCGCTCGTAGATCGGCCCGTCCGGCTGGCGCTTTGACTGTCGCCACGCGCCCTCGAACGACTGGCGCCCCACGCGCATGCCCTTGCGCGTCTTCATGGCGTTGCCGAGGCGATGCGCCTCGATCGGGTTCAGGCCGAGCCACACCTTGCCGGTGTCGGCTGACCGCAGGAAGAAGTAGAGCCGGCGACGGATCACCTTCTGCGGGATCTTCGTCGCCGCCCCGACTTCCTTCGCGGTCTGGCTCTTGATCCACGCTGCCGTCTTGCGCAACGTACGCCGCCATGCGGCCTGCATCGCGCTCGGAGTCAGTCCGTGCAAAGCGGCCGTCACCTCGCGGATGTCGATCTCGACTTTCAGGTCGTCCATACGCGCTACTGGAGAATGAGGACGGTCCAGCCCGTGCCGTCCGGCTTTGCCTCGAGCACGCGATACCGTTCGCCGTTCGACACCAGGACGCTGCCTTGCCGGACGTTCGTGGCATCGCGGTCGCGCAGATGAAACACGGGCGCGACCAGTTGCGTACGCTGGCTGCCGAGATCCGGCCCGAGCCACGGCGACGCGAACATCCCGTCGACGGGTTGGCCGTCGATCGTGATATCCGCATCGCCAAGGTCACGCAGCACCGCAGCGTCGACGTCCGCGACCAGGTCACGGAATGCCATGTCACGCCTTCAGACGGATGCACGCACGCGGACGCGTGCACAGGTGGATCGGGTTCGACTGCGCCTCGATTTCAACGCCCTTGCTGAACGGCATCAGTTCCTGTCGTGCGTAGTACGGCAGACCGATCGTGTTGACTGCATCCGTGTAGTCGCCCGGTGCGAAGCGCGTGATGAACAGGTCCGGCACCCCCTCGGGCACCGCATACGCCTCGTCGGGGCCGACGAACGGGACGCCGCCCACGGCACCGCGATAGCGCTCGAACACGATGCCGTCCAGCTCGATCGAGCCGCGCGGATCGCCACGCAGCGCGGCGGCTGCCGCCGTGTTCAGGAACGTTTCCTTGACGGTCGGCAACGTCAGCAACTTGCGCCAGAAGTTGCTACCGCAGAATGCGCGCGCGCCCGTGAACGGCACATTGCCGAGCGCGTCCTCGATCGCTTCGAGTGTGTCTTCGTTCTTGATGCGGATCTCGGTCTTGGGATTCGACAGCTCGTATTCAACGACCTGCTGCTTGATACCGAAACTGTCGAGCAGGTTCGCGACGACGCGTTTGCCGTCAGCATCGAGAATCACCCCGCGAATCGCACCGAGTCGGTGATACTCGTGCGTGGCATCGATCTGGCGTCGCATCCTCGCAAGCCGCCGCTCGACGTAGCGCTGCAGCGTCTCCAGGTCGCTGTCGGTGCCGAACGCACGCAGGTTCTGGATCTCGTCGGCTTTGATGTACGCGCGCTGCGGCAGGTGCACCGTGTTGAACGGGATCAGGTTCGGCTTGCTGCCCGTGACGTTCGGCGCGGGCGTCCCGCGCTCGGCCGCTGCGACCAGCTCCAGCTTGTCGCCGTCGCGCTCGATCTGCACGATCGTCGTCGTGATGCCTTCCTCACTGAACATGCCCGTGGAGCCGATGCGGCCGGGCACGAATTCCTGCTCGTTGATCGCGGCGGTCATCGACGACAGCGAGAATGCGTCGTCGTTGAAAAGATTGATGTCTGCCATTGTTGCTCCTGAAATGCAAAAGGCCGCGCATTGGCGCGGCCTTCGGTTCATGGGTTCCGCCTCGATCAGCGGATAACGATGTGATGTGATGCGAGATCGTCGCGGCCGGCGGCATCAAGCCCCGTCAGCAAACGACTGTCGACCTCGGCCAGGCGCATGATCGCGACCCCGCGACGCGCGGCGTCCGACGCCGGCAGCGCCGCATGCAGGATGCCTACCGCGATCTCCGCACCGTCCTTGCCCGCGTTGTCATACGGCGCATACTCGCCCGTCGCGGTCGCACCGAGCAGCGTGCCGGCAGCCAGCGCCGGGCCGGGTGCGACCAGCACCGCGTCACGCGAGATCGCGCCCGGCCCTTCGGAGATCAGGAACTCACCGGGCAATGTGCCCATCGTTTTGATATTCGACATTCAGCGCTCCTTTCAGCGTTGAGAGGTTGCATTGGTCACGCGGCGGGCCGCGTAGATATCGGCAGCACGCACGCTGCGGCCGCCGGCCTGGGGGACCGGCGTCGTCTGCGGGTCCGGCCGCCCGTTCACGGGCTGGTGCGACGCCGTCAAGCGATCGAACAGCCGTGCACGCGCCTGGTCGGGCGTCAGGCCGGTTGCCACAAACTGCGCGGTCAGGTCCGTCTGATTCGCCGCGAGGCAGATTCCCGCGATCTCCGTCGCGTTCTGGATCGCGCGGTCGACCGTGTCGCGATCGCGCAAACCGGTTGCCGCGATCACGCCCTCGGCACAGTCGCTCAGGTTTGCGTCGCGCAACGTGTTGAACACGTGCGTGGCGAGCGCCCCGACGTCGGGTGCGATCGGTGCGGACGGCGTCGGTGCAGGCGGCTCGACTACCGGCGCGGGCGGATCGCCCGCCGCATCGATCGCCGCCTGGACAACCTCCGGCACCGACGAAAATTGCGCGAGCAGCGGAGCAGCGTTCGCCGACGCCGCAAGCTTCACCGGGGCCTGGATGGTGTCGCAAAAACCCCTGTCCTTCGCCTGCGCGGCCGTGAGCCACGTCTCCGCGTCCATCATCGCGCGCACCTCGTCTTCGGACAGGCCGCTGCGGTTCACGTACGCCGCAAGAATGCCGGCGCTTGCGTTGTCGAGCAGGTCTGCGATCCGGCGAAAATCACCAGCCTCGCCGGCCGCGATCGTGTGCGGATGGTGAATCATCAGCATCGCGTTTTCCGGCATCTCGATTTCGTCGCACGCCATCAGGACAAGCGATGCGGCCGACGCTGCAATTCCGTCGACGCGGCCTTTCACCTTCCCCTCATACCGACGCAGCGCGTTGTAGATCGTGAATGCGTCGAATACGTCGCCGCCCATCGAATTGATCGCGACGACAATCGACGTCGCACCAGTCGCGGCCGCATCGAGCTGCGAGACAAAGCGCTCTGCATCGACACCCCAGAAGCCGATCTCGCTGTAGATCCGGATCTCGGCCACCTTGCCCCCGTCCGCGTTCGCCTGCGCGCGGATATCCCACCACTTCCGATTACGTTTCACCTTCACCTCCCGTCGTATCCGGCCCGCTGTCGGCCGGCACCTGTGTGTCATAACGAAGCCCGAGCCGCTGCTCACGCGCCTGATCCGCCGCGTTCTCGGCGTCCACCTGCTCCGGATCATCGCCTCGGGCCAACACTGCGCCTGTCCGGCTCGCCAGCCCTGCCCGGATCTCCATCCGCTTCGCGGTGACATCCTGCACCGGGTGGATATACGGCCAACCCTGCGGCACCCATCGCACCCGCAGGTAATCGCGGCGCGTACGGTAGAAGTCCGGCATAGGCATCGCGCCGGACAGCGCGCACGCGTCGACCCACCAGCGCCAGACAGGCCGGCAAAACTGGTGAATGAACACGTTCCACTGCAGCTGCTCGACCGAGCGGCGAAATTCATTCAGGATCACGCGCAGCACGCGGTCGCTGACCTCGCGCAGGTCGCCGGTCAATACCTCGTACGGCATGCCGACCGAGGCAGCTGCAGCCATCAGTTGCTGGCGCATGAACGGCGCGTAGTCGTTGCCCGCGCCCGGCGGTGCGGCAAACCTCACGTCTTCACCCGGTGCCAGCTCTTGCATCCCGCCGGGTTCAAGCGACACGACGGGCGAGAAGCCGTCGACGTCGGTCTCGATCGGGCCACCTGTGACCGGATCCCCGAGCGGACCCAGCTCGGCGTGCGGCTTCACGATGAAGCCGGCAAACAGGTTGCTGACCTCCTGCCGGAACAGCACGGCGTCGTCGAAGTTGTCGAGCGAATGCAGCCGCAGCAGCACGGTCGACAGTTCGGGCACGCCACGCACCTGACCGGGGCGCAGCGCGAGGAACACGTGCGCGATCTCGTCGGCCGGCACGCGCACCGTCTGCGTACTATCGACGCCCGCGCGGTTGTACTCGCCTGGATGTCGACGCAACAGGTGATACGCAACACGCCGGCCTTCGTCGTCGAACTCCACGCCGTTCACGATCTCGCCACCGGGCACCAGGGCGTTCTTGCAGACGGGCAACAGATCGCCCTCGAGGAGCTGCACCTGCATCGGCACGGCCAACCCGTCACGACGACCACGCAGCCGACGTCGCACCAACACTTCACCGTCGCTGAAAAACGCGCGTGCGGCGAGCGTTTGCAACCCGGCCAGGTCGAACAGCCCGTCCGCGTCGATCTCCTCGCCGCTTTCGTCCCAAAGTTGCTTTTGGCGCTTTCGGATTGCGTCGTCCGGGTGCTGCGGATGGGCCTGAATGCCAGAGCCGATAGTGTTCGAGACGAGTCGCGAAATCGCGGTCTTCGCCCATGGGTCGTTGCGGATCGCGTCGCGCGCACGGTGCCTTAGCAGCGGCAGGTTCTGCACCGCCGCCGCATTCGGCCCAGCACCGGACACTTTCCACGACTTGGCTCGCGCCCCGCCCGTGCTCGCCGACTCGTATGCCGCCGCCTTCAACCGGGTCGGCACGACGAAACCGCGTTGCGACAGCATCGGATAGGTTCGGCTCATCGCATCCCCTTGCCGGCGTGTCGCAGGCGCACCATGCGTGACCGTCCGCTCGCGCCGTCAAGCGCCCGAATGATCTCGGTTTGCGCCGCACGCAACTCGTCGATTGAGCGATACCGCACGCGACGGTCGGCATACTGCACCTCCATTTCACCCTTCGCGATCGCCGACTGGATACGCTCCAGGTCCTGTCTTGTGTATGCCATGCGATAGTCTCGTTTAGCGGCGCTTCAGGTACGTCGAGCGTCCGACACGACGGCCCTGAATGCGCGAAACCCCGCTCGGTGGCGGGGTTTCGATTGGTTTCGCGACCGGCTGAACCGGCTCGGTCGTTGGTGGCGGATCACCGTCTGTCAGCACGGTTGGTAACGTGTCAACCGGCAACGCGGACGGCAGCGCTTCCAATATCGGTACAGCTTCGAACAGCGACACCTGCGACACGCGCACCTGCTCGACGCGCCAGTGCGCCTCGGTCATCAAATGCGTTTTAACACTGCGAGCCGCGTGCAGTGCATAGACTTCGCAATCGAGCGCTTCGTTACGGCCGCCCGCCTTCTTCTGCCAGACGCGTTTCGTTCCGATCCGACCCGGCACCTTGACCTCGGCCGTCACCTGGGCGAGATAGTCGGAACGCACGCCAACGTACCAGTGCATGCGCCCCGGTCCGTCGCCTTCGAGCTTCAGGCGGTTGTCGAGGATCAGGTCTTTCGCCTTGCTGACGCCGACCATGTATGGACGCAGCCCGTACTTCGCCGCCTTGCTGTTGTTCCGCGTCGAATCGACCGACGCCTTCGGTACGCTGAAGATCTCCGCGTTGGCCTCGGTGCTGCCCTTGATCGCCAGCACGTTCAGCCCGGCCCGCTGCGCGGCACGCACATATTTGTAGACGGCGTCCGACGTCGAACCGTCCGACGAGTCGATCGACGTCGCCCGGATCCGCAACATGCCGCCGCTTTCGTGCCGGTAGCCGTGCGTCAGCAGCGTGGTCAACGCGCCCCATACGCCGCCCGACAGGGGATCGGCTTCCTGATGGAGCACGTTCCCGTGGATCTCATCCCACACGACGAGCCAGCTTTCCTCGCCGCGCCCCCAAGCGCGCAACACGATCGCAAGCCGGTCGTGCTGAACGTCGACACCGAGCGTCAGCAACAGGCCGCCGGCCGGCACCATGAATGCCGCGTACGGCATCGCACGTTCGGCCAGGACTTCCAGCTCCGGCAAATCGCTCTTGTATTTGTACGGCCGCCCCTGCGAGTTGTTCACGAACGAACGCATCTTCGTGTCATCGCCCTCGCGCAGCGCCTTCTCGGCCGTTAGCCACTTCTTGACCAGCTCCGCCATGCGCGAACCGGGGAACGGCGACACCAGTTCGTTCAGCCGGAAGCCGGCAACACCATGAAACGGCGCCGTCGCGACCCATCGGCCGTGCCGAACCGCGCGCACGCGCGCCGAGTCGTCCCACAACGAACCGCAATGCGGGCAGGTGTAGCGAGCCGACTCCGGCCGTGCCCGGCCGAACACCTCATGCGCAATCTCGGCATCCTCGCTCCAGGTCACGTTCTCCCAGGCCAGCTCATGCTCCTCGTCGCAATCGGGACACGGGACCAGATAGACACGCTGATCCGATGTCAGGTACGCCTGCTGGATGCGCGAGAAGCCGTCGACGGTCGGTGTGCCGCCAAAAATAACTTTGCGGCGGCTGTCCGAATAACTCTTGTTCCGCTCCTCGAGCAGCGTGATCGAATCACCCTGCTCGCGCACGTTCGTGTTCGCGTCGTCCGGCTCCTCGACCGCTACGACCGGGGCTGGGGTCGACTTCACGTCGTCCGGCGCATTCGAGGTGATGAATTTCAGGAACCCGCGCGGGAACGTCTTGTGATCCCACAGGTTGTTCTTGTCGCGGGCCGCGTGCACGGGCAATTTCGCCGACAGGCGAGGCGTCACCTCGACCATCGGTTCGAATTTTTCGAGGTTGAACTTCTTCGCCGACTTCTCTTTCGGGAGGTATCCGGAATTTCGTGTGTGAGGCGGGTTGAGAT